CTAGTAGCCATTATACACCTGGCACAATAATTATTTTAAGTATCACTAAAACAACCACGACAACAACACCGGCTTTAATCCAGTCTTTCATGCCCCAGTCATTCCATTCTTTGAGATGACCCCAAATATCTTTCAATAACTTCATATTTACCTCCTGTTTAACATTATTTATTTTTCATGCCACCACTGACTCTTCCGCCGTGACGGTATGCTTTTTTCTTTTTCACCGCTCCACCTTTATTCTTTTTTAATCCACCCTTCTTGTATCCAGCCATATTGACTTTCTCTCCCGTTGCGCGTGCATGCATCTGTGCCTGCTGCACTCCAGCTGAAGTGTATGGAAATTTTTTCTTACCTACCAGTGGCATTTGCTATTCCTCCTTTATGTTTTGCATTAGTGTATTGTTGGCTTCTCCATATGTGGAAAAGCATTTAAAATCTCTTCCTGTATCATGAAACTATCAGCCACCGTTGCAAACATTCTTGCCGTATCTTCAGGACCTAATGCCCTAATATACATATTTCGTGTAACAGCCAACATGGCACCACATACCTGCAAATAATCTTCCTCTGAATGTATCTCACTGGAAGCGAGATCCTCCACTTTTTGCATTACTGAACTAAGTTTTTCCAGTTGTTTTTTTATTCTGTCCATTTGATCGTGAGCGCGCATTTTCCTGTGCTATCCTCTCAGCTGTTTGGTTTTTCATGGCCTCCCTTGTGGCTGCCATGTTCTCTTTTAGAAGAGCCATTGCCTCCGTTGAATCTTCCTTATTAACATCTGCTGAAGCTTTCATCAAGTCAATACTTGTTTCCGCCTCCAGCTTGTCTCTTTCAAGATCAAGTTTTTCAGAGTCAATCATCATGTCCTTCTGCATCTGCATTTGAGCCTGCATTGCTTTCAGGTCAATTTCTTGCTGTTTAAGCTTAACAAGTGGATCTTGCTGTTCACGGCTTATTCTAGCTTCCTCGTCCTGTGCCAATTGCTTGGTCATTTGGGCTTCTATTTTAGCCTGCTCGGACGCCTGTTGGTTAACTAGTTGATCCTGTTGCTGTTGCAATTGTTGCATTGCTTGGGGATTTTGCTGTGCCTGTTGCATTTGTTGTTGCAACTGCTCAAACTGTTGCTTGAATTTTTCAGTGACTTGTTGTGCTGCAATCAATGAAATATGCTCTGACACGTGTGCCTGTAGCATTGCATATAATTGCGGATTAATTTGTACCATTCTTGTAAACATGAATTCAGCATGTGCTTCTATATGTGCCATATGATCTTGCATTGGAAACGCCTTAGGTCCTTGGCCTCTCATAGCACCTGCATTTTCCATTGCGGGACTAATAGGTTCTGGCATTTCAGGATCTGGTTTTAATATTGAATCCACATTATCCACACCCATCGCGTCATACATTCTTCTATATGCTTCACGCAAATTGTGCAGTTGCGGTGCAGCTGTCGCTAATTGCAATTGCTGCTGTGCCAATGTAACACGTTGCGCCATGGAGAATATATTTGGATCCGATACGGGAATAATATCCACTCTATCATCAAAATCCGCTTGCTTTATCATTTGGTTTCCACCCACAACCATGTAAGGATATTGTGGTGGAAGATAAATCTGAAATACTTTTGCAAGCATTTTAAATTCCATTCGTTGTGCACAATGCAATCTTTTATGAATCGCACTCATTACCTTGGTTCCACGCTCAATTAGTGCAAGCGTCGTTCCTACGGGATTCTGTTCATTTCCTTCACCCATTTTCATATCAGCTATTGCAGCAAATGATTTTCCTGCATCAACCGCGAAACCCAACAATCCAAATAATACCTGTGATGGTTCCTTGTAGGGAAGTGGTAACAGTGATTCCTTTATGGAAGTTCCTGTTACATCCACATCACGAAATTCACCAGGTTGCAGTGGCTCGTCATGGTCACGTATGCGCATGCCACGTGCCTTGAAACCTGCTGGCAGGTTAGCGAGTGTGCCAGCATCAATTAACTGCCGCAAAACACTTGTTGCTGTTCGCGATAACCCACCTAGCATGTGTATTAGACCAAATCCATATAGGCCTAGTCCTGGGAGGAACTTGTAGTGTACAAAATAGTCATTCTTTGCGAAATTTGGATCGCCTTGTTTCCAGTTTCTTCTTATGGATAAAATTTCACGTGAGTACTGGTCAATGGAAACTATGTAAGGAAGCTTAACGCCTGTTTCGTCCTCGAATCCTGGAACGTCAGCATTGACATGCATTTCCAGTATGACATGCTCTTCATCACTTGATCCGTAACTTTTCTCTGTTCCTTCCAGTTCATTAACCTTATCCACAATATCGTTGGTATCAATTTGTCCTGTTGAAAGTTCAATGTCACGGTAGAATCCTCCGAGTTGCTGCTTTCTTATATCATTTCCACTTGTCTTGATTATATGCGTTACGCGGTCAGCACCCGCAAGGTCTGTAGCCATGTAATTTATAACCAAATCCTCACCGGCAATGAATTTTGCAACAGCACGTTTTAATATTCCGTCATAATAAATCTTCTTGAATGCTGATCCAGCCAACGGAAGATAGAACAGCAACTGATCCATGTCAGGATCGTATTCACTCATGACATCCGTTATCTGGTAATTCATGAAATCCTTTACTCGTTTTGCCTGATCCTCCACTTCTGGAGTGGATAATCCTACAACTTGGGTACGAACGGGGCCGCTTGGGGGGAGAAGTTCCTTATACGCTTGAGCCTGAAACTGTGTAACAGATTCAGCGAGTAAGGGGTGTACGACCCCGGATGCACCTTCGAACGGCTGTGTGCGGTCTTCATACTTGAAGCCTAGCATATCAAGGCCTTTGATATAGGTATCTTCCCAATCTTTCCTTGAATCACGATCCGATTCGAATTCTGCAAGTAAGTCCGATGAGAACTTACCTAAATCACCATCCTCAATATAATCCGCCAAATTGGCGTCATGGGGAATGTTTGATGTATCCATTGGAGCGTTTGGATCAAGATTGACCTCTGCTCCACCGTCTTCCATTAATTCTATGTCTGGTTCAAAGTTAACGCCTTTATCCGGCTCCAATTGTACTTCTTCGCCAGTAGGCTCTATTTCGAGTGCACCCGTAAGTGCCTCTAAAGCTTTGTCTATGTTGTTTTTATTATCAGCCATTTACAGCTATTCCCCCTCTCTTATATGCAGGTAGGCCGCGTGCGACATTTAATTTTGCTTGATCATCTAACCAAATCAATGGAACTTCCCATCCTCTACCTTTATCATCTATTATAGATGTTTTTAAATATTTTGCACCACTTTTCTTTGCCACTTTTTTCATGGCACCTTCCGCCATTGGTCCGTACGCCACAACGTTTCCGCCGTAATCCTGATTTCCTGGTGAAAGCTTTCTGTTCTTGATCGCGGAACTTGATATGGTTACGCCGTCATAACCGCCTTCCTGCGCCACTTTTTCTGCGTATTTAATTACAAATTCGTTATAGTCCTCCGTCTTGCTGTATGGCCCTTGTGCAACGCCACTATGGTCGCCCTTAGCCATTTTAGCTTTCTTTTCATCAATAATTTTTCTTGTTTTTTCTCGTTCCTTGTTAAGCCTATTTATTCTTATTTGCGTTTTTTTTGTCTGTGGCTGCGCGGCCAAATCTTCAATCTTGGAAACAAGCAACGCCAAATGCTCTTCATTTGCCTTATCCACTGTCTCCACAATCATATCACCACGTGGTGCATATTTTGATTGCTTCACTGAACCCGGAACTGGAGGTTTTCCTTCCATTTTCATTCTTTTAACGGATCTCATGGCGGAATTTACTTTTTGGTGCATATCGGACTGTATTTCCTCTATGTGCAGTATTCTTCGTCCAAACTCATCCGTTCTATCAGATGTACGCATATGAACGAATCCTCCCATCTGATCTTTGTCGCTTAATCTTGAGAAATGGTCCGCACCAAGATCCTGATAGCGTGCTACAGGTTCCGTTTCACGAAGCGATCCTGCTGGATGCTTGTACCTGAAAAGAAATTCACGGTAATTCTGTCCGCCACCTAGCGTCTGCTGTCCTCTGTATTGAACATCTCTTGCATACTTCTTGAATCCAGCCGTTCTTGCTCCTGAGAGCTGTGAAATCTCCTGCAGGACCTTTTTAAGTTCAAATGGAAATTTCTGTGGAAATCCTTCCATAATGGAGTTGGCAACGCCAAAATTATCAAATGTGGAATCCTCAATCACCTTTATGATTCGCATAATCTCATCCGTGTTGTTATTCGCCAACGCTTCCTTTAATGGGTATCCTTGATCCTTTACTGTTTTCAGAACGTTCTTCACTGGCCCTTC